GTTTTCTAGTCTAGTTAACTCGCCCTCGTATTCCTCTTTTAAAAAACCAAAGCCATTCACAGGGTACTTCGAGCGCCACTTCTTCTCTTTTAAAATTGCAGAGTATGTTTTCTTATTGTGAAAGAAATGTGCAGGGTTCTCCTGTGCTGGCTTCTGAGCGAGAGCGTAAGTGAGCAAACAATTTTCCACATTCAAGTTTAATATCTCACACATCTTGTGAAACATTTTACCCGTACTACCTACCATGATTTGACCAAGACGTTGCTCATCTGTACTTGGAAAGTCAAAGACAAACGCTATCATGGATTGACCATTACTCGGTAGCTGTGGAGCAACTGTTTGCTTGCTCATACTAGAGTATTCTTTTTACTGAGGCTTGTAGAATATCCTTATTCTTACCAACCATTTCGTGTTTAATTAAACCTTTGAAGGTTTTACCAATTGCCATTTCTAGCAACTCACTATATGGTAAGTCATCTACATGACCCATGTCTAGCCCACTTGTAAGGAAAGACTTTAATCCTGTTGCAGGATTCTTAACCTTCAAGGCATTTGGTGTAGCCCAAAACTCCATACGGGTGGGCTCTGCGTTAGACAGTTTGTCATCAGTTAATTCTGAATCAATAACTCCAACTGCTTTGACGTTAAGTCTGATGAGTGGTGTTTGATTTTCACCAACCTCATCTGCTCTGTATGATGTAACAGAGAACTCATAACTACCCTCAGGTAGCACAACCGATTCGGGTGTGTCTTGAGGTGTCATGTTTAAAAAGTCAGCAACATTAGACATTATTTATCTCCTTTCGTATTGCTCTCTTTGAGTTTTGCCTTTGCATTTTTTTGAATAGAATCAAATAGTTTGTTCAAATCTAATTCAATGTTAGGTTCTATTAAAGAAGGCGCTGTAACTTTCAGATCCATTTTATGATCTGACATTGTACGTAACGTGCGCTCTGTTCCTTTACTAGATGACCTAGTATCTATTCTGCAAACGCAGTTAAAATATCTACCAATCTTAGTTGATAGCTTGGAACCTACAGAGGTGGGGTATGCCTTAGACACACCTAGATCACCTTCCATATATTGCATGTGTGTAGTCACTACAACATTACACTTTACTTCATCGCCAGTAATGTATTGTATAATGTTTTGCACATCACGAGCGGCTGCCCCCCATTCGGGTTGGCTAGCTTGTTCCGTAGGTTTCTTGTTATTAAAAACGAGAGCGGCTCTCAAAGCTGCCTCTCTCATTAGTGTAAGGGAATCAATTACTAGAACTGTATCGTCTCCCCATTCTTTCACAGGACCTAAGTCCTCCTCTCCGTCTTTCCAATGAGACAACAATCGTGCCCCTCTTCTAAACGAATCAGCTTGTCCTAATGAATCTCTTAACGTAACATATGAGACATTCTTTACTACATCTGGTTTCAAAAACTCTGGCAGTATGTCAAGTCCGTCATCATAATCTAGTATACGCAACTTCTTACCTGCGTTAGCTAAACTCGCTAGAGCAGATGTCTTACCACTACCACTATCTCCACAGAGAAGTAGCTTAGTAACACTTGTAGATTTATGTTTACTTATGTTTGCCATATGTATGGTCTCCTATTATGTGTGTAATTATAAACTAAAAAAATTATTTGTCAAGAAAATATTTTTCTATTATGTCAATTTGCTCTTGATATTTTCCCATTGCATTAAGTTCTTTCTCTATACTTTCTAGTATATCTGTGTGTTCCCCAACACCAACAGCACTATTCATGTATATTAATACATTGCTTTTATGTTTTGCAATTTGACCCTCAGCATGTTTTATCATTGCATCAATCATTACTTCTCTCATTGTTTGCCTCCTTGTATTACTTCTAATTTCATAGGTTTAGTTTCTTCTAAGTCGGGATGGTACTCTTGTTGGAAGTCATTACCAAAGAATATATTTCTTTGTGACTTGGCATGAGCACATGCCTCCCTGTATCTGCAACCCCCGTAGTTTCCACACGAAGTAAAATTTGCGGGATAGTATTGTGAGTTAGCATATACATCTGATATCTCAAGATGATGTAGAGTATCTGCATACCATTCATCTATCAATTCTTTAGATACATTATATACCTGTCGTGCGAAACGACAGAAGTTAGATCCTGTTTGAACTGCATCAATAATGAATCCGTCAACAGGTAATTTCAATACTTCACGACATGCCCATATGTATGCGAACACTTGATTGTTAGGCATGTATCCATTGAAATAATATTCAGATAAAGAACTCTTTGTAGTCTTTGTATCTACAAGATATAACCTATCATCTACTGAAACTATCTTATCTATACGACCACTAAACCTATGCCCTCTATCTCCTATAGGTACTTCAAACCTTTGCTCTAATGCTGGTGAGCCGTCTGGCATGGTAGCTAGTTTTAAGTTATCATCCCAAAACTCCTCAGCCTTCCATACAACCGCACGAAGTGCCGCCTCCAAACCTCTAGCATTTTCGTCAGCTTGTTTTAAATCTTCACCGAAGTTATTTAATACTAACTTAATTGCTCTGCGTAGAGATTCATCTTTCGACATGCCCTCGTGTCTAGCTTTATCCAACTCTTCTAATCCTTCATGCACAGCAGAGCCAAACCCTGTCGCACTTGAATACTTAGTAGACTTCCAACCCTCTAGCACAGAGAGTTTATAATATCTTGGACAAGCTAGAAAAGAACTAAGGCTTGAAGTATCCCATATCTTTTGTATAGGTTCTCCATTCTCATCCCATACAAATTTTCTTATTCTAGGTAATTCACTCTCACTCATTGTTGTCTCCTTATTTTAATGGCGGAAGTATCAGTTCGGGTCTGTACTTCACATAGTTCTCAATCAAATCTGACGGAACACATTGTAATAATAAACCGTCTATGTCATCTAGTTCTTTGTTAATACTTGTTCGTGCTTTTTCACAATTTATTATATCGGGGTATATAAACTGTGATGCTATGTTCACACACTTTCTATCATCAACAGGACCAAGACATAGATAGCCTATTAAAAATACTACTGTTTTCATGTCTCTGATACTAGCATATCAAGTATGTTCTTGTCAAATTTCTTGGGTGCTTTCTTTACTGCACTCTTCTTAGATATTCTTTTACCACTTGCTTCTGCTTCCCTTACATTTACTCTTGTGGCTTTTAAATATTCTATAATTTTATTGATAGCCACATCATCATTAGCTAACTCAATTGAGTCTTTCTCTAACAACTCAGTTGGTATCTCTATTGTTTCTGTTTCACTCATGTGCCTCCTAATGTTTAGTCTTTGGGTTTGTTTGTTTGTCTTTTAATTTTATAAATATAGAATCTAATGTGTCACCTGTTCGCTCTTGTACTTTCTGCATTTCATCTATCAATGGACCTGCTGTTGTAAAGGTATGCAGTACATCAGCTAGTAATCCAAAGCTACCCATTGTACCATACTTCAGTAAAGATAGTCTCATTCCTATCTCATACAAAGCTGATATCATAACATCTACATCATATCCTCTTGCTACTTTTATTAATGGATCTTTTAGATCATCTACACAAGCCTCAAAGTCGGCTTTGTATTTCTCTTCTCTTGTCATAGTTTGTCTCCTGTCTCTGTATTATACACATCAAGTTCCTGTAAGTCATCTAAGATGTGCATCACTTCTACTCCTTCGTCTACTTCTTTTATTCTTAGTGCATCATATTTGTATGGGTCACTCTCTCCCTTCTGCTCTGCTAATTCACGGTATGCTTTTATGTATTGATACATACGCATACGCAAACTAAAAGGTCGCTCATGCTTTATTAAAAACTTAGGTATTTCTTCGTTGCTTGGATTATCTATTTCTTTTAGAACCTTTTCCAAAGCGACTGAAATATCTGTCCAACGGTAAAGGTTGCCCCTCTGCTTCGTCATTGTTTATCTCCTGTAAATATTCGTGATCGTTGGGATCAAATCGTGGATCGTTTTCAAACTCTTCCACATCAAAATTATCTTCATACAAATCTATTGTATCATCTAATAATTGATCGTCACCTGTCACATATTTTTTTGCCATTGCGTATCTATATCTAGACATTACATGTTCCTTTCTAAAATAAGTTTGCTAATATACTTACAGCAAACAAAATTAATACACCATACAACCCTACAAAAACAAGAAGAGTTGTTATAAAATCACAAACTCTATCAAACAATTTTAGTAGTCCATTCTTTGACATTGTTTGTTGTGACTATTCTT